GTGTCGACGTAGCTCTTAGGCGTGGCCGCGGTCGCGTCGGTGCCGGGGTCGGCGACCTGAACACGGCCTGCACTGTTGCGCAGGGCGAGGGTGTTCACAGTCGGCGACGCCGTCGCCGCGTCGAGCTTCGCCTTATCCGCGGCCGACATTTTGCCTGCCGCGGCCGTGGTCGCCGCGGGGGCGGCGCTGACGGCGCCGTCGGCGTAAGTCTTCGCGCCCGTCACGGCGGTGTCGACGTAACCCTTGTTTGCGGCGTGCCCCGCCTGCGATGCGGTGCCGATATAGACGTTCCCGCCGATGCCCCGATACATGAGGGTATTGTCGGTGGCGTTCGCCGTCGCGGCGTCGAGCTTCGCCTTATCCGCCGCGGACATTTTGCCTGCCGCGGCTGTCGTCGCCGTCGGGGCGGCACTGACGGCGCCGTCGGCGTAGTCTGCAGCGGCGTCGCCGATAGCGGTGATCTGACCGTCGACGTAGGCCTTCGTCGTGGCATGCCCGGCCAGGGTGGGAGTGCCGACCGAGACCCGGCCGCTGCTGTCGCGACGCATGACTGCGGACGCGGTCGCGGCGTCGGTCGCGGCGTCAAGCTTCGCCTTATCGGCCTTCGGCATGGCGCCGTCGACGGCACCTGTCGCGAGGGCGATCGTGTGCGTATGGTCGGCCCGCGCCGACTTCGCCGACACGCCTTCGACCGCTGCCGCGCCGGGGACGACGGGGGCGCCCACGCCGCCGCCGCCGTTCGGGTTGAGATCCTGCCAGGCGGTCCCGTCGTCGTAATACATGCGCCCGGCCGTCGCGTCCCAATACCATCGCCCGACCTTGCCCGCAGCGGGTCGAGGCCCGGCCGGCGCGAACATCGCGGCGTTATTCTCGATCGCGTCGATCATCAGATTGAACTCGACGCGGGACGGGTGCGGGTCGCCGCCGCTGCTGTACTTCTTCAGCAGGAAACGAAGGGTATTCGATACGGTCATGCCCCCACCGTGAAGCACGGCGGGGGCGGGTTGTGGGAAGGCTTGACCGGGCCTAGTCCATCCCCATAATGCCCCATAGCCATATGTTCGACAGCGGGTAAGCGACCGTATCCATCAGCAGGGGGTTTATGTCTCGGGTGCCGCCGCCGTGGGATACGTAAACCCGCATGTTGGTGTTAGGCGTGGTGATGAGCGTGCCCGCCTGATCGCGTACTTCGAGGACGACTTTGGTCGATCCCGTCGGGCTGCTGCCGCCGCTGACAGGGTAATTGTAGGTGCCGCCCCGGGGGGTGGTGTTGACGGAATACTGCGCCGCGAGCGGAATCGACGCATGGTTCAGGGTCAGCGTTCCGGCGCTGAACGTGATGCCGGTGAAGACGCCGTCTTGCGATACCCAACTCGTGCCGTTGTAAGAAACGTAGTCGGACATTTCCCGCGCAGTCTGCGAAATCTTTATGTCGGTGTAGGTCGGCGTAACGCTTGTGCCCATGATGATTCCCTCTTGGGCGAGGGTTTCGTCGGGCGCCGCGAAGAACGCGATCGTCATGCCAGCGGCCAGGGCCGAATACTGAATGCGGATCTTGTTGTCGTAACTGACGATGCTGTCAATGTTGATCGGGCGGTGATTCGTGGATTCCGGCAGCAACTGCCAGTATCCGGCCGCGGCGCCGTCGTTGCGGATCACGCCGGCCAGGAACTTGTACTGATGCCCGTCACCCGCGCGCATGTCAGTCAGGGCATCGACGTATGACTTCGGCGTCGCGGCGGTGGTATCAGTTCCCGGGGCCGTGACCTGTATGCGGCCTGCGCTGTTGCGCAGGGCGAGGGTGTTCACGGTCGGCGACGCCGTCGCCGCGTCGAGCTTCGCTTTGTCGGCCGCGCTCATGGTGCCGGGAACGCTGGCCGTCGATACGGGCAGGCGGGCCGCGGCGACGGTGCCGGTCGTCAGGTTCGAGGCGTTGGAAGCCGCCGCGTCGACGTAGTCCTTACGGGCCGCGTGCGCCGCGACGGTGGGGGTAGCTACGTCGATAGTCCCGGTCGCGCTTCTAAGCGCCAGGGTACTGGCCGTGGCCGCTTGTGTAGCGGCGTCGAGCTTCGCTTTATCTGTCTTGGGCAGCAGCCCGTCGAGTGCGGCCGTCGCGTTCGCGATACGGGCATCAGAAATGGTGCCGGTGGTAATGGCCGAACCGTCCCACGTCTTGCCGTCAACGTAGTCTTTGCGGGTAGCGTGGCTCGCGCTGACGGGCGCAGCCGAAAGGTAGACGCCCTTGAAGTTGGTTTCGCCGCCGTTGTAGCGCGTAACCAAAGTGCCGTCTGTTGCCGCCGCTGTTGCGGCGTCGAGCTTCGCTTTGTCGGCCGCGCTCATGAGACCGGCAGCAGAGCCGGTCGCGGCGTCCGTGGTGGCTTGCTTATTCCAGGCGGTCCACGAATCGGCGGCGGGCACGTCGGTTTCGGTCCTGACCCAAACGTCAGCGGCGATCTTTCCCGTCGCCGTCTGCGTGGTGCGGGACACGGCGTTACGGATCGTCGCGACCGTGCAAAGACCTGCAGGGTAGCCGTCAGCGGTCCCGGCACCGAAATAGGACAGCCCGAGCGGGAAGGCGCTAGGCGGGTCTGTCGCGGGCCTGACTGCGGTCTGCTGCGCACGGTTTGCCGTAACGTCCAGCTTCAGGCCTAGAGCGGCTGCCGTTGCCGTTGAGACGGGCTTTGCGGCGTCGCTAGTGTTGTCCACGTTGCCCAGTCCGACATGGGTCTTCGTGATGCCGGTCGGGGTGCCCGTAAAGGCGGGGGACGCGAGCGGCGCCTTCAGGTCGAGCGCCGCTTGCGCGGCCGTGCTGACCGGCTTCGCCGCGTCGGCGGTGTTGTCGACGCTACCGAGGCCGACATGCGCCTTCGTGATGCCGGTCGGGGTGCCGGTGAAAGCCGGCGACGCGAGCGGCGCTTTCAAGTCAAGGGCTGCTTGCGCGGCCGTGCTGACCGGCTTCGCCGCGTCAGCCGTGTTATCGACGTTGCCCAGGCCGACGTCGGCCTTGACCAGCGAGACGACGCCCGTCTTGCCGCCGACCGACACGACCTGCCCGGTCGCGAGAAATTCCTTCCAATCCGCCAGCGTGCCGGGGCTGTCCGTTGCGAGGATGAACGTTTTCGCTACGTCAGTGCGGATCGCGACGTCGCCGCGCTGCGCCGGCAGCGCGAGCATAGCGGCCTGCGACGCGACCGGCGTCGTCTCCTGAATCGCCAGGGGCGGCAGCGCCGACGTCGGAATGATCCCGGTCAGGTCGGAATAGGTGAAGGTCCGGTTCCCGGGCATCGCGTTCGTCGCGCCGGTCCCGAGCGTGAGCGACGACGTTCCAGCGCCGATCGCCGTGCGGGCAGCTGCGGCGTCGGCGACCTTCATCAGCGTGCGCCCGAGCGCCGTGCTATCACTGACGTCGGCGGCAACATGGGTATGCGCGGACGGCACGAACGTCGTCGGTATGCCCGTCAGGGTGTTGTAGGCGTGGGTGTGCCCGGTCACTGCGCGGCCGGCGATCTGTTCGTCGACGTAAGGCTTCAGGACCATGTCATAGGCGCCGACGACGATGAAGTCGCCGACCCTGCCTTCGACCGCGGCAATGACGACCTGCTCGCCCGGGATCAGCCCGTCGACGTAGGACGGCATGCGTACCGCGTCGTCGGCGAGTAGCGCCGGGATGACGGCCGCGACCGTGCCGTCGCCGTAAATCTCGACGATGCTGCCCCGCCAGAGCGACGGGAGAGCGCCCCGGCCAGTCGTCGAGGACGGCGCGGCGAGAGCTTCAGTCAGGGCGGCGGTCATGACAGGCCCGCGAGGGTCAGCACGCCGGGCACGGTGAACGCTTCGACGTACCGGCCGGGTTCGGGGTTCGTCACGACGGCCAGGCCGTCGCCGTAAGACTCGATGACCCTGCCCCGCCCGATCGTCAGCCCGAGCCGGCCGTCGGCCAGCCCGACGACCAGGCCCCGAACATCGAGAGCGACCGGCGCGGCAACGTTACGCGCCGCGAGGAACACGCGCAAATGGTCGTCGGTGTCGGGGATCTCGATGCCAGCGGTCGCCGCTGCCTGCGCGAGCGGTTCGGCCAGGTTCAGCCGCGGCCCGTCTGCCGCGGCGAGCAGCGCGTCAGCGTCGGCGCCGGCCGGGACGAGCGACCCGGCCAGGCGCAGCACGCGGGAGACAATAAGGCCAGCCCAAACGGTCATGGTCAAACTACTTTCATTGGGCCGCGAACGGCGTCGATTCCGCCCGCGTATACGGTCGGGGCCTTCGTCGGGCGAAGATAGCCCTGCAGGCCTTGCTTGCTGAGTGTGTCCTGATGGAAGCCGCCCGGGTTCTGCGTGAGTACCCGCAGTGAGCCGCCGCTGTCGGTGATGACGATTGCGACGTGCCCGTAAATGCCGCCGTAGTAGCCGCCCCAGCAGGCGATATCGCCCTTCTGCGGGGTGGCGTCTTTCGAGACTTGGGTGAACGCGCCCGAGCGGGCGCCGTTCGCGAACCACTGATTACCGTTGCCGTTGACCCTGACGCCGAACACTTCGGAGGCGTAGAGCATCGTCAGGTCGACGCACTGACCGCCGAACGCGCCGTCGAAGTCGACGACCCGGCCGGTGTACTTCGCCGCGAACCTGTCAAACGCCCCCGCAACACCAGGCGCCCCGGCGATCGCAGCGCCGCCAGCCCGCGGCGCCGCCGTCGTG